CGCGGGCTCCTGAATACTATTCCTCTCCTTTCTTTAAAGCCTCTACCAAGTCGAGAAGTTCCCGCTCCGCCAGAGCAAGACCTTCGATGATCCCACACATTTTTCGATACTCATCAAAACTCTGGGCTGAACCAGTGGCAACTACATCTGCCATCTCATTCATACGCTCCCGAAGTTTCGTCTGGTAAACCTCGAATAAATGTTCTTCGGCCAATAGTTATTGCCCCTTTTTCTTTCCGCTGTCTATCAGCGCCTTTCCTGCGTCCCTAACAATCTTGGCTCTTTCTATCGTCTCTTTCTTATTGATCTCATCCTGATTCTGCTCCATCTCCTGCTGCCCCTTGGCAACTTCAACACCAAGACGCATGGCATCTATTTCAACCTGCGTGTCGATCCTCTTGTTCTCTGTCTCCTGCCGCATTTCCGCCTTGGCCATATCGCTGACAACACGAGTCTTGTCGGCTTCTGCTTTCTGCTTCAATTCTTGAGCCTGTAGCTGTAGCTTGGCTTGCTGCATCTGGATAACAGGATCTTGCTGCTGCTCCTGAATTTCTCTCTGACGGGCTTCTGAAATATTCTTGTTGTACAGACGCTGTGCCGCCTCTGCGATCAAACCGGATAGCTTGTTCTCTATCTCTGGAGGAAGCTCCTCGTTTAGCGCCGGTAACTCGACGCCCAGTTCCTTCTCTATCTCCTTGCGGTACTGGAACCCAAGATGCTCCTGAACATGGGATGCCATCGCCGCTGCTATTGGCGTTGCCATCGCGCAGACATATGAACCGTAATATGAGCCTCGTGATCCTGTAGAAGGAAAGCCTTGATGGGCTTCCCGTTTAGTACATCCATATTCTCCGACACAGGATCTCGCGGCTTCTGCTCTGCCGACAAAGGAATAATCCTATCCGCGTCCTGAATCCCCAAGACATCTAGCATCTGGCGGTGTAGCTCAGGCAGGTCATACATCTGCGGGGCCTGCTGACTTAATGTCAGCGCCGCCTGATACTGCATGATCCGCTGGCTCATCGTGGAGGAATTGGGATCGGAGACAGGGATGATATCTACCCGCTTATCGAAATCCTCCGCAACCACCGCTTCTTTGTCTACATCGTAAGAATAGCCCTCTTCCGGCGCGTAATCTCTTACCAGATCAGCAAGAAGAATAAATTCTTTCTTCATCGCCGCATGGAGCCGGGCCTGTATTGCGGTCATCACTTTCATGCTGCGCTCTATCAGAGCGAGCGTGGTGCCGACAGGAGCATCCTGCTTCATATCTGCAATCTTGAGATCGGTTAACGAGGCAAACCTTCTGCCCTCCTCGACAATCTCCTGTAACATGGTGTGCAGAACATTCGACGGTTCCTTGTAGGGAAGGAACGTAATGTTGTCCTTGATCGCACCGCCCGGTACATCCACATCGCGGAACTCACCCGGCATAATAGGCGAATCATCCCCTTTGATCCGCAGACCCCTCGCCTTCAGGCCACCCGGCAAGTTAGCCAAAGTGCCCGCGTCAACAAGCTGACGTGTCAGCGACGTTGCCGTCTTGGCGATACCCCCAATAAGATGAATAAGCCCAAACCCGTAAAAGCCCAATCCGGGCATGTACTGGTAGTGTACGAAATGCATCCGCTTCATGCGGAAGGGGTCATCCTCGTACCAGTTCCGTCGTATCGCCAGTATCTTATTAGACCCTCTGGCAATTGTTACGACATAAGGGAGCGCTATCTCTGTCGGTTCGTCGCTCTCGTCGGTGTCCTCAAATCCCTCCAGATCAAGATTGACGTGCATCTCATAAAGAACGTGGCGGTTATCGGTATCATAGGAGGGGCTATCGCCCTCCAGTTCGTCATACTTCTCCTGAATATCACTCTGGAGATCCAGCGGCTGGCCCAGTTTCACATCAAGATACAGTCCAGCAACCTGTAACTTTTTAATATCATTGGAAGACTTCCGCATTACATGGGTATAACGCTCCGCCGTAAGCAGATCGGACGCCCCATAACTAACCACAAAGTCCTCGGCTGGAATAAAATGAGCGCAGCACCGATCCATAGTGGGGTCAAAATAGATTTTCTTAAACGCCGACCCGGCGAGAGGAAGGCTGAATAGCAACTGCTCCATCTCAGGGCGGTACTCTGACATCTTCTCCGTCAGAAGATAGTTCAGATACTCCTGAACACGGCTTGCCTGTTTCTCCTTATCGTTGGTAATCGTGCCCACGATCTTGGTTTTCACGGGACCACTGGCTGGGAATACCTCTGTTATCGCCTGAGACTGGAAACGCACCACCGCTTCCGTCAGGATTGGATGATGAACCCCACAAGCACCGGGCCAAGGAGTACTCCGGTCCTCAATCTTTAACCCGAGAAGGTCAAGGCCCTTAATGTAGGTTCTCTCCCAGTCAGCCCGCGAGTTCTTATCGGCCTCGTACTCTCCCACCAAAGTACTGGCCAACCGCTGAAGACACTCCTCGTCACAAAACTCGGCGAGGTTGTCATCATGGTTCGTGGGCATCTCCTCCTCTGACCCCTGCGGATCAAAGTCAATCACGACACCGCCTTCATCCGTCTGGATGGAGACTGCTTCCGGGTTGACCACGGCCACTTCGATAGTATTACCGTTCTTGTCGGGGTCAATCTCATCGAACCCTTCAGGACGGTTAGAGAAGTTTGGCGCTTGGGCTATCGCCTTTTCTATTGCCATAAGGTGTAAGCCTACGCCTTCTTCTTCTTGAAGCCATAGGTGCCCTTTTTCTTTCTGGTAGCGAGAGCCTCCTTACGCCGCTTCGCTAATGGCGTTTTCTTTTTCCCATACTTCGCTGAAAGCTGCTCATCCTTACGATCTTTGTATCCCTGTTTCTTTGCCATCTTCAACTCCTATTCGTTGATAATATATTCAACTCTTTCAGAGATTAAAAACTTACGAATTGTATCAATACGAATTGACCAGCCCATATGCTCTACTATCGAAAATCCTGCCGCACTCACACGGCTCGGGATACCTATCATTTCGTACCTGTCGCGCTTCTCGGAGAAACGCATTAAAGAGCCACCGGAATTGCCGAACACTATTTCTGAGGAGGCAAGTAAATATGGATGCCCGTTAATCTCGGTTTCCAAATTTGACAGAATACCTAGCGTGGCAAACGGCGGGTGTCCCAAACCCGACCCTATTGCCCACACCTCTTCAAACAGAAAGTATTTATCTTCTTCAGGAAACAGATGAACGACATTATTCATGCAGTTTTCTGTATCGCGGATACGAAGCAACGCCAGATCAGCGCGCTTGTTATAGCCAATGATGTCGGCCTTAGCACCTTCAGTCCTAACCGCTCGGCTTAGATCGTTATACTTCCACCATGCAATTTCAACTGTCTCCCTTACTTCTTTGTCCACCTTTTCCTTTAATTGCGGGTCATAGACTTCCGTAAGAGTTACCGCTCGGCGTATAACATGCCAGTTGGTAATAATAAATGAATGGCATTCGCGCACTGCGACACCACCAGAAGTCAAGACGGGGTCACACACCACCTCGTCTTCGACATACTCACACTTCACGGCATCACGCACTTGTGAATAGATAACTGTACCAGATCCAATCACGCCCGGCGTCCGGACCTGTACCGCTGGATAGAGCATTTCAAAATGCTCTTTCGCTGGCTGCCCTGCGAACAGCGGGGATGTTACCAGCAAAACAGCTAGTGTAGAAACGAGCACCTTAAAAAACATTTGGCTTGGCTCCGTAGGCTATGCGCGATGAGTTAGGACTTTGGTTTTCTACGAAGAAACTTCAAGAAATCTACCCCAGTATCCACATCATGGAATACCGTTATTAGACCGGGATCGTCATCTTTCTTTTCAGGGTTGATAACCGTCATAACGGCTGCTGAAATATTCTGGTTCCTTAATCCCAGTTGTTTCGCGTAATTATCGTAAATCTTGTAGCTTGCAACCCGTAGCGCATGAGTGATCAATCCTGAATTTGGCTGCTTAACAAGCTGATACCCACTGATATGGCGGTGACCACTGATAATAACATGGTCATCAATCCCCATTTGCGCCGCTTTAGCAGGCCCATGAGCAGTATTCCACTGGCTATGGCCACTCCAGTCATGCCGTGCGTTAATCCGAACTTCCTTCCCATTCGGGAACTTCAAACCAATTCTGGCACCATGCGCCTGATACACCCCGGCCTGCTTGCGGATCATCCACTCTATCGGGTCACCATCACCGACCCACAGATCATGGTTGCCACCAATCAGATACAGCCATTCAACACTACTAACGATCCACTCAACCAACCGCCACGTTTCTGCTTCGGTAACGGTCTGGTGTGCATGAAGACGAGCGAGCCGTCCAACCCAGTGATTGGCCATGTCTCCAACATTGGCCCCAAATAATCCCGGCGTCTTGGAGATAACCTCAACATGATGTTCCAATAAATCAATCGCAGTACCGGGATCATCAACGTGATTGTCCCCCATATGAAGAATGGCTATTGGCCCGTCAATGTTTACCCTGCACTTAATCAGGGTGCGGGACTTCTCAGATTTCTCCTTGCGGAGGAACTCCGATCTCCTTCTTTGAATAATCTCTTCAAGAGGGGCGGTCTCATCCGCCAACGCATCCTTGTCGATATAAAACTCAGGTTCCTGAGAGAACCTTTTCTCCGCAACATCAAGTCGCCTCTTTATCGAATACATAGAAATCCCCAGAGACTCCCCTGCCGCTTTCTTTGTCCCGTAAAGTTCGTAAGCGTCCTGAGCCGCTTGTAGTTCTTCGTCCGTAAAATTTGTCATGTGCCTCACCTAATAGTATTCGGCACGCCGCTTTTTAAACTCCTCTTCCTCCTCATCACTGGGCACCCGCACAAAGCCCCCTTGCCGAAACCGCAACAGGGCCTGCGTACTGCTATCCACCAAGTCATCGTGTTGACCTACGGGGAACGCGGCAAACTCTTCAATGACCTCTTCCGCCCAGCTTGTTTTGGGTGCCCAGACAACTCCTGATGCAAACAGATCGCTTACCGCATTCACACGAGCAATCTTGTCATTCCCTCTGGAGGGGGTGTAGTCACTGACCGGAATCCCCATTGCTCGAAGCTCAAAGATCAGCGGCGCACCTGCTGCCTTCGCCTCCACTATGCAGGCGTCTGGCTCCCATTTGTTATAGGCTTTATGAGCCACGCTCTTTAGTTCTGGAAATTCCATCCTGTCCTTGAACGCATCAAGCAGGATTATGTTGG